TACAGCCACATTTATAAACTATCAACCGTTCAGATGTCTAACGACAAAGGAACATGGTTTGGTTGGGATGTGTCTAAGGTTGGTCCTGTTGAAGATAAAAGTATCTATGACATGGCAAAATCTTTTGCAACAAGTATAGGTAAGGGTGAGATAGAAGCTAGACCTGAAGCACAAGAGCAAACTAAAAGCGAAGAATCAAAAAAAAGATTCAGATTATAAGTTCCCGGGGGATGGGCGGTTAAGCGAGAGTGGATCCGCCCATTTTAATTTATGCATGATAAAAATACATCGCCGGTGACGTATGAGGATTGGTTAGATCTGGATAGGATAATTATACCTTGTGTTAAAGGGATTCCACGTATACCTAAATATACACAAAAGGATTTTAAGATTACGAAAGAAGAATGGAAGAGAGATCACGAAAAGTCAGAAATAGCATTAAGGTTAGATAAAGATGTTGATTTAGATGTAGATAATCCAATAGTAAAAGATTTTATACCTTATTATCTAAAAAATTGTAGTGCAATATTTGGCAGGGCTGGTAACCTGTCTAGTCATTACATGTGGATTAATGATAATAAAATTCCTTTTAAACAATTTAGATTACCAGACGAGTTTGAAAAAGATTATAAAAGTTATCCACACGGTGCCATGTTGTGTGAATTAAGGACAGAAAAAGAAAGATATACAATAGTACCAGGATCATTACACAGTAAATCAAAAACAAATGTTGAGTGGGAAACATATGAGGGCATAAAACCATACAATGGTAATTTATTATCTGACGTTGGAAAGATAGCATTAGCTTCAGCTTTAGTTGTAATATACCCAACAGAGGGTGGGAGAGATGAGTATACAACAGCTATAGCAGGTATCTTGTGTAAGCATAGTGACTGGAGTGATGAAGAAATTAATGATTTTGTTTACAGGATTTGTGAAGCTGCGAACGATAATGAAAGAGAAAAAAGAAAACAAAAAGGTACGACCTCTAGAAAGACAGACAGGAAGTTTGGTATAAATAAAATATCTGAGATAACAGGTTATTCTCATGCTAACATACAAAAACTTTTTAATTGGATAGGTTTATTTCAATCTCTAACTACACAGATATCAAATGATATGATTGAAAAAATAGTAGAGTTTGGTGCTAATAGATATTACATTCATTTAAATGTTCCTGAACAAGATAAGGTTGTTAAAAGAAGAATAACAGTTCATGGTGAAGATTTAATGAATCAAAAAATATTTTATGACAAGGCTATGCATCAAGCTAAAGCATGGATACCTAGACAAAAATCAAAAGAATATGAGGATATGATGGCTGCTAAGTTTAGTGCCAGAGAATACTCAAAAGATTTTGTTGAAGAGGCAAATGAAGAATTTAAATTTAAAAGAATGTTTTCAGATTATTTATCAACAAGAGGTTTATTCACAGACAAAGAACAATTAGCAATATATGGACAACCATATTTTGATCAAAAAAATAACAGAATAGAATTTAAATTAGATGGCTTTGAAAGAGAGTTAGCAAAACAAAAAATAAATATGGATAGGGTAGATTTAGTTATGAAATGTATCAATGTTTTAAAAGCACAAAAGAAACATGGAAAGTATTTAAACAAGTCTTGTGTATCATGGGTAATACAAGGAGATAAATTTGAAGATAACAAAATAATTTGGGAAGGAGAATCAATAGATATAGATGATGGAGGAGAAAACGATGAATAATGAGGACTTTAATGGTATTTTAATTAAGAAAAGCACATTTAAAGATGTTAAAGCCATTGAAAAATTAATTGATAAACAAGTAGGAAAACTTCCTTGGTGGGTTTCAGGGCCTCCAGGCACAGGTAAAACGAGAGGTTTTATAAGAAAAAAATATGAAAGATTTTTAGAAGAAGGGGTACGTTGGGAAAGAATAGTTATTCTATCTCATACAGTAAATGCTGCCCGTGAAATACTTAAAGCTATAAAAGAAATACCTAGAATGGAAACTATCCCTGCTGATGTGTTGGAGGATCAAATATGCACCATTCACGCTTACTTTAATGCTGAGGGTAAAAAGAGAAAAAAATATGAACTAAAACACCATAAAGAATTTAGCAAAGAAAACAGGGAGATGAGTTTTTGGAAAAGAAAAAATCCAAAAACACCTTGGGATAAACATCCTTTGTATGTTTTTTGCTCTCGTATTCATGGTAAAAGACAAACTCCTAATGAACATTGGCACACGGATCAAACATGGTACCAAGATAGAGGATATCGATCTTTAAGCATCTTAAATGATTTAACAATAAAATATAATAAATACAGAGATAAAGAAAGAGTATCATCTTATGAAGATATGATAGATAATTTTTTGTATTATTCAAAAGCTCCTACAGATATAGATGTTTTAATAGTTGATGAGGCACAAGATTGTAATAAACCTCAAATAGAAGCGTTACAAAAAGCTGCAACAAATGTTGATGAAGATAAATTTTTATTTGTAGGTGATAAAGATCAATCTATTTATGGATACTCAGGTGCTTATAATTTATTTTTTACAAGGTTGGAAAGGGATAAATCTTATGTGTTTAAAGAAAATGAAAAACCTTTGCACGAGGGATACAGATGTGGAATAACCATAAATAAAATATGTAAAAATATTATTAATCCTCAAAGAAAAAAATTAAATCTACCTGAAAAAATATGGACACCAGCAAAAGGTAGAATTGGTGTACATCATTGGATACCAAGATTAGGGGAGCCTTGTAAAAATCAAGACATTCTTTTAGATAGAATATTTAACACAAAAGAAAATTTTTTATTTACCTATAGAGGTAATCCAACAGACGAACATACAAAACAATTTTTACAAAGACATGGGATAGATTATAAAGTTGTGTCAGAAGAATACGATTTTATTAATAGAAAAATATTAAGGTGTTTTGACACTTGGGATAATTTTTATAATGATTTTGTCCCATTAAAACAGATAAAAGAATATTGGCCATACCTTCCTGGTAGAAATGTTTTTAAAGTTCAAGGTAAAGGCAATGTAAAAGAAGCTTTTAAAGATGTTATAGATGGAAATTACAATATAAAACAATTACATGAAATGGGTTTGGTAACTAACGAGGCTTTAAAATATAGAAGTTTTAATTTAGCTGTAAAAAATTCAGACGATACTAAAAAAATAAGAATGAATGTTCCTTACATAAAAAAAGTATTAAAAAATCATGGTATAGAGGAAAAGCCTAGAGTTGAAATTGACAACATACATAAGATAAAAGGTTTAACTTTTAACAATGTCATAGTTAATTTATCACTTTATCAGATAGAAAAAAATATAAATGAATCTGAAAGATTAGCATACACAGCTTATAGTAGAGGAGAAACAGATTGTTGGAGCATAGGCTCTGACACATTTAATAAATATGACAGACACACAAGTTTAGGAGGAGTGCAACATGACAGAGAAAGAATTTTTTCTTTTCATTCAGAGGATGGAGAGAGAAGTATGGGAGAATAATTTTCCAGAATATGAAAAGGAGAAAGATGACGAATAAAGATTTATTTAAAGGATCAACATATAATTCATTGGAAGAGCAAGTAGGCGGGAAGCACTATCGCTCGATGAAAATTCAACCGGCAGAGTTTATCAACGAAAATAAACTCTTGTTTGCTGAGGGTAATGCTATAAAGTATATCTGCAGGCATTCTGTAAAGGGAAAGGAAGAAGATATTAAGAAAGCAATACATTATTTAGAGATGATATTAGAAAGAGATTACGATGTGTAATAAACCAGAGGATTTAAATTTAGAGGGTGTAAATCTTATAGCCATAGACTTAGAGACTTATGATCCTAATTTAAAAACAAAAGGCACTGGAGCAATTAGACAGGACGGTTTTGTTACAGGTGTTGCTATTAAAACAATACACGAAACAGTTTACTTTCCTTTGCATCATTCTGATACTCATAAAACAGAAGATGAAAAAAAAGATTTTTGGGATAAATTTTCTGAAAAAATTTTATTAAACAACAAAATTACAAAAGTATTTCACAATGCAATGTATGATGTTTGTTGGATTAGAGCAGTTACAGGTAAAATGATCGAGGGTAGAATAGTTGACACAATGATAGCTGCTTCTGTCATCGATGAAAACAGATTTAAATATTCTTTAGATGCTCTTGCAAAAGATTATCTTAACGAAGAGAAATATAAATATGATCTACAGCAGAAAACTTTGGAATGGTCTGGTGGCACGGTAAAAGACCCAATGACTAACATGCATAAACTACCTGCATCTATTGTAAAAGAGTATGCAAAACAAGATGTTAACTTAACTTTTAAGTTATGGGAAAAATTTGACAAAAAACTAGACGAAGTATTATACACTAATGAAAAAAAAGAATCAAAGACTTGTAGAAATATTTTTGAATTAGAGACAAAATTATTTTTATGTTTGGTTGACATGAAATTTAAAGGCGTTAGGATTGATGTCCTAAAATTAAGATTGTTAGGAGAGGATTTAAGAAAGAAGAGAGATGACATACTAAAAGAAATAAAAAAAGAAACAGGATTGGACATACAAATTTGGGCAGCTAGTTCTATAAAAAGTTTATTAGAAAAAAGAAATATAACTGACTATAAAAAAACACCAAAATCTAAAATGCCTAGTCTACCAAAAGATTATTTAAGAACACACAAAGATGAATTTTTAAGAAAAGTTGCTGAAGCAAGAGAGTATGATAAGGCTGCTAATACTTTTGTTGATGGACTTTTAAGTTTTGTTTACAAAGGTAGAATACACGCTGATGTAAATCAAATTAGAGGAGATGGTGGTGGGACGGTAACGGGTAGATTTTCAATGACTAACCCTAATTTACAACAAATACCTTCCAAAGGTGAAATAGGTAAAAAAATGAGAGAAGTGTTTTTACCTGAACCTGGATATGAGTGGGGTAGTTTTGACTACTCACAACAGGAACCACGTATTGTAGTTCACTATGCATTAATTCATGACTGTAAAGGAACCGAAGAATTAAAACAAAAATTTAACAATGACAAAGCAGATTTTCATCAAATAGTTGCAGACATGGCTAAAATATCAAGAAAACAAGCAAAAACTATTAATTTAGGGTTGTTTTATGGCATGGGTAAAAACAAATTAAGAGTTGAATTAGGATTGGAACCTGAAGAGGCAGAAAAACTTTTTAAAGCTTACCACAAAAAAGTTCCTTTTGTAAAAGAAATATCAAAAAAGTTTATGGAATTTTCTGAAGATTTAAAATTAATATATACCTTAGAAGACAGGTTTTGCAGATTTAATAGATATGAAACTGTTGATAAAAAATGGATAAAAAATAAGTGGGTAGAATGGGATCCTGAAGCTGTATACATAGATGAAAAAACTAAAAAAGAACGTAAGGGAAAATTTATTGATGTAAAACTATTAACAGAGGATGAAGCTAGAGCTGAGGCTGCTAGAAAATATAATATGAAAATGGAAAAGAAATGGGAACAATTGGACAAAAAAGAACAAGACGATGAATTTACGGAATATTATGTTCCTGCTTTTACTTATAAAGCATTAAATAGAATGGTGCAAGGGTCTGCCGCAGATATGACAAAGAAGGCAATGGTATTATTACATAGAAAAGGTATAATTCCTCACATACAAATTCATGATGAACTTTGTTTATCTGTAAAGGGTGATATAAAAGATACTGTAAAAAGAATAATGGAAACCGCAGTGCCATTAGAGATAAAAAATAAAGTTGATGTTGAATGTGGTTTAAACTGGGGTACAACAAGTGAGGAATAAAGATGGCTTACTTAAATGGAAACATACCTGTAGAATACGCACAAATTAGGAGAGAGTATTTATATGACCTTAAAAAGCATCATGGAGAAG